ACAGAAACAGTAGAATCTAATTTTTGTACTTTTCCAGTTTCTTGCGTATAATTAGTTTCTAAAGAATATAGATCACTATCTTGTCCACCAGCACGGAAGAATACATTTTGGAAATCTGCACTTGTAGTTCCTATACCAGTTTTAATACCGATTGTGTTTGGACTTAAATTAGAAACATAAAGAGTGGTGGGTAAATTATATTGAGCAGAAGTAGAAGTATCTGATATTGCAATTTGAGTACCAGCATTTGTTAATGTTACTTGTTCATTTTGAATAAACTTATGTTGTGGTGCATAAATTGCCTGTGTTGGAATATCATTTGTAATTTGACGGTCACCAAATTGATAAGTTACTGTAGATGATATTCCACTTAAAGTTCCAAATCCAACATTTTTTGTAGGATTGAAATAGAATTTATTATTTAATTTAGAATCAAAATGTAATATTGAGTTATCAATAATAAATGAATCAGGAACAAATTTTAAACTAGTTGATGCAGTATGAGCAGCTCCTGCACTACTTCTTCCAATTCTTAATATTTGTTCACCTTCAAATATGTCCAATAACTGTACGGTTTCAGATCCTATGTTTATTGAACTTCCAATAGAAATACTATCTGGAATATATGAAACATATATTTCTGTAGTGATTCCACCAGCTGAAGATGGTAACATTGGTTGTATCAATGAAGATGTAATACTACCAACTCCAATCTTATAAGCACCAATCAGATTTGACAATCCTGTAGATAATCCCGAAACAACTATATTATCTTCATTATTCCAATTATGACTTGGTAATATCGTTACCTTTTGTTTTCCATTACTATTC